TGGGCCTTAGCCCATGCAGAGTATATTCGTTTATTTGATGAATAGCCATTTGGCTTTTTAGAAGTGTGAAGACTTCTTATACGCCATATGGCGTACAAGTAAGTTCTATATAACTTCTATCAAACAGTTCATCCCTGAATGATTATTATTGTGATTGACAATATTTTTAACTACCCATTCAATCAACCCCTTTTATGTTTATATGTATATAGTGAGTTGAAAAAATGTTCCGTATCAACTTATTAAGAAAATTTGTGTTAGTAAAAACCAAAATGACGGTAATTATAATTGATTTGTCCGGTATTAATATTATAAAGTCCGTAACCTATTATCTTTTGAGTAGGTACAGAACCACTCGTTTACTGATCATTCCGAGAGTGTAAAAGTCGGAAAGAACTAGACCTAATCAAGGCAGTTTAAGCGCTACACATTAGTGCGTGATTAATCTTAAAATCACAAATTTGTATTTGTTAGACATCTTTCGAGATGCATGATTTCACCATGAATCAAACTTCAAGTGAACCGAAATCTGCGGAAAGTAGGGAATCCGGTATTGTCGATACCGTATCATTCGACTCTCTTTCAGTATATTCTGAAAACACTGTCCAGGTAGGACGTGAAGGTGTTTCAGTCTCAATGCTGAACTTTTCTGTTGAAGAACGATCAACAGACGCATACCACGCGAAAGAGGATAATGAAAATTATAGTTCCATTGAAGAAGAAATTTGTTGCATTTGTTTTCAGCATTTGCCTATTGTACGTAATCAAATGTGTGTTAATTGTACACCGCCTTGTAGGTGGTGCGATAATGTTATTTGTATTTGTGAAAATGATGATGTTTCAGTGCAATCTGAAATATATGAGGAATTTGAAATTATACGTGAAGCAACCCATAATGAGGTTTTGCGTCAGGTGCAAGATTATATATCTGCGGATACTATAGATCCTGTACATGTTTATGCTAATTCCTGTCTCATGTGCGAACTATCATTGCCATTTGAATGTGCATTGCGAGTATTGGAGTTTGTAAATTATTCACCTGATCTTGCTTTTTATGTTACATTTGATATGCAATTGCGTGAAGTGTGCCGACAAGTGCGCGCGAGAGATTTTGTATTTACTGTTCCTGCTTGTTATGAACACCGATATGTTAGTCAATTTGTAGAAGCGGAATTTGAAAACACTTTGCCCGATATATATCCACATTATGTGGTTTGGAAGAGTCGTTTTGATTCCGATTATGATTGTGAAATAGAGCGAATTCGGAAAGGTATGGAATATCAGGACTTTTCATCTAATTTGTCGACTATGAAAGATGTTGTTGACAAGGTGAGAAATGTCAAGACATTTAATGTTCCTGATAATTTCTATTTCCATTTGGAAGGCGCTTGTTTGTTAGCAACAGGATTGTTGAATAGTAGCAATGTTGCGTGTGCAGTGGCACATATTTGTGAGTTCGCACGCAGTACCTCTGGGGAGAGTATTGCTGAATTGGCGAGGAAACATTTGACTGCATTATCGTGGTCAGAGCAAGCTGATGGTGATGATTGGCTAACATTATTACGACAAGCTAAAAACAATTGGAAACTTGTATTGAACAATCCCCATTTTGCAAATTTGCAAAATGTATTGTCTACTATGGTTTCAATTGGTTTGTGTGAATCTAGTGATGTTGCATTTACGATTGGTGGTGTAAACTTATTCACACAACGTGTGAAAAAGCAACAAAGTACCGCTATCGATTTGTGTGATGCTGTTTTAACTACCATTGTTGGTTTCATTGAAGGAGGATTCGAATGTTTTCGTCAGAAGAGTTTTAAACCTCTTCTGTATGGAGATACTGAAATTACTTCATTGGAGGAAGAATGTGTACGTTTGGAGCGCTTATTTGAGTTTGCCAAAACAGGAGATGTACACAATGCAGAGGATGGTATGACCGAACAGGAATACTTTCTGCTATTGTGTAATTGTATTGACAAACTTAAGGAGGCCAAGCACACAGCACGCTCACCAATGGCGCAAAAAATGGTGGCTATGAAGTATGAAAAACTGTGCAAACAAAAAGTGCAGTATGAACGTATTTGTAACAAGGCAGGATTGCGTGTGGCACCATGGGCTTTTCTTATTTATGGTAATTCTGGAGTAGGAAAATCATCGATTTCCAATATTTTGATGATTGCATCTTTGAAGGCTAATGGATTTCCGTCTGGTGACACCTATTTGATCACTAATAATGAACATGACAAGTATGATTCGTCATTGAAGTCCTATTGCACAGGCATTTTCTTTGATGATATGTGTAATACGAAACTGGAATTTATGCAAACTGCTCCGGCAGCAAACATCATCCAAACTGTCAATAACGTTCGTGCCTATGGCAATATGGCCGAAGCTGATGAAAAGGGCAAGGTTTTGAAAGAACCCAAGGTTGTTAGTACCACTACAAACGTTAAAAATTTGAAATCTACAGAACAATCTGAATGTCCATTGTCGATTGAGAGACGTAATGCCTTTATCGTAACCGTGAAAGTGAAGGAACAGTTTGCCAAAAATGGTATGCTGAGCCAACAGAAGGTTTATGATTGGTATTGTGTCGAAAATGGTTTGGAGAATATTCCTGTAGTTCCCGATTTGTGGGAATTGACAGTTGAAGAAGCAGTTGGAGTACCAAACCCTACACCTGGTCGACCTGATTTGGTAACATACAAGCCTATTGTATATGAAGGTAAACCCATGATTGACGTTGATATTGCGACTTTGTTGCGTTACAATCGTGATGCCTCTGAAGTTCATTTCAAAAATCAAAAGATGCTTGTTGAGAATCAAACCAATCTATCTGAAAAGATGGAATGGTGTAATCTTTGCCGCATGCCTGGTAATTTTTGTCAATGTCATGAGAAGGATGAACAATTTGGTATGATGCTGTGTAATTTTGCTGTTAACGCTTACGAAGCGCGCAAGAAGAAGGCTTTGTCCATATGGGATCAATTTGGTTCAGTTATAGAATGTGCTACATTAGATATGATGGAGCGTAGACTAGAACAATTGGAAACGTCGAAGTGGTTTTCTTGGACTAATTGGGTCCCTAAAAAGTGGTTGGCTGATGAAAAAGTACAAGCAGCTATTTTATGGACTAGTGCTGATGAATTGCGTGATGCAATTCGCACTAGATATTCATGGTATGCTGTGTGTCTTTTTTATGCATCCTTCACTTTTGTATTTGCCCTTAACCCATTTGTTAAATTTTTACATGTTATTTTATGTTTATATATTTTGATTAAAATCAGTAGAGTTGTAGAAGTGGAGAAATCTCGTTTGTATGCTCGTATTAATGCAGAAAATGAGAGTATGAATGTTACATTCCGAAAGTACCGTGATGCTTCCGTATCTTATATCACTGGAGGTTGTTTAGTACTTGGTTCTTTGTATGCATTTTCCTGTATCTGGAAACATGTGAGAGCTATTAAACTTGAACCTCAAGGAAATTTGGTGCCTACTTCTTATCATGAAGTAGAGGAACGTGATGGAGAGCAGGAAATTGAAAGACAGATTGCTAAGGAACAATGTTGGCAACAGGACTACGTTGCACCACTGCCGTGTTCTGAAAAGAGCAAGACAGCAACGTGTGTTCAATTAGCCAATAAGGTTTTTACAAACCAGACTCAGTTCACTTGGGTGAATGAGGAGGGTAAAAACGTTGGATGTGACATGTTATTTCTGGAATCTAATGTTGCTGTTTTGCCACAGCACATTTGGAAGAAAGATAACATGCATATTACAATTCGGCGTGGAACCAAGCGGATTCAGCAGTTTGAGGCTATCATCTCAAATGTGCATTCCATGCCGATTCCAGGAACTGATTTATGTCTAGTTTATGTGGCTAACGCCGGTGATTGGGCAGATTTGCGTGAATATTTGCCACATTCAATGTATACCCCAGGTCGACGCATTGTTTCTCGCTTTGTATATAAAGATATGCGAGGTGCGTTGCCTGAGCGTAAGGAATGTGATACGGTTCTTAATTATCAGGACGTTGTCATTCGTGATGGCGTCCGATATTATGGTGCAACATATCAGTTAGCGTTCGAAACGTTTGCTGGTTTGTGCATGGGAGCCTTAGTTTCTAACGGCAGAGAATCCATGATATTGGGTTTTCATACTGCTGGTATCAATGGTGCCACTTCGGGTGGTATGTGTGGTTTATTGCGGTCACAGTATGAAACAGCTCGTATGCAGTTGGCCAAAATTCCAGGTGTGACTTTAGCAGCTAGCACTGGTGTATTACAGACACAGATGTATGGAAAGCCTGTAGTTATTAACACTAGTGTACATGGAAAAAGTCCTGTGAGGAAATTACCTGATGATGCACATATTAATGTGTATGGAACGTGCACAGGGAGAGCTACATATCATTCAGACGTGATTGAAACGCCCATTGCAGACACAGTAGTTGATGTGTGTGGTGTCGAAAAGAAGTTTGACAAACCCAAGTTTCATTTAGGTAAGGCTTGGGAAGCCTCACTCAGTGTATCGTGTAAACCTTCTGTTGGTGTGGAACCAACATTATTGGTGCGTGCGGTAACTGATTATGTTGTGCATATGATTAAAAAAGTCAAAGCTATTCCTGAGCTTGGCAAATATGTGCGTCCTCTAACACGCATGGAGAATGTTTGTGGAATTGATGGATTGCGGTTCATAGATAAAATAAATCCGCACTCAGCCATTGGTTATCCATTGGCTGGTGCGAAGGAACCGTATATTGAGCGTCTTGACCCTGAATTATTTCCCGGAGTGTCATGTCCTGCTGAATTGGATGAACGTTTCTGGGAGGAAGCAGAGCGTATGGAGCGTGAATATTGCACTGGTCGCAGGTGTCATGTGCCCTTCAAAGCATGTTTGAAAGATGAACCTACCAAGAAAGATAAAGATAAGGTGAGAGTGTTTCAAGCCTCACCCATCGCATTGCAACTACTTATTCGCAAATATTATCTTCCGATTGTTCGTCTTCTTTCGTTATTTCCTCTTGACTCAGAGTGTGGTGTTGGTATTAATACTATGGGTCCTGAATGGGATGCATTGGTTAACCATATGCGGAAATTTGGATCGGATCGTATTTTAGCAGGAGACTATAGTAAATATGATCTACGAATGCCTGCACAATTAATTTTGGCAGCTTTTGATGTCTTAATTATCATGGCGCAAGATTTTGGCTATTCTGAGGAGGATGTTGTTATTATGCGCGGTATTGCCACTGATGTCGCTTATCCAGTGATGGCATATAATGGAGATTTGCTACAACATTTTGGTTCCAATCCATCGGGACAAAATTTGACAGTTTATATTAATTCTATTGTGAATTCATTGTTATTGCGTTGTGCTTTTTTCCATATTGTGTCTGAGGAAAAGGTGGTGCCCTTCCGTGATGTGGCAGCCATGATGACATATGGTGATGATGTTAAGGGCTCAGTTAAGGTAGGATATGATGAATTTAATCATGTTAGTTACGCAGACTTTTTGAAGGAGCGTGATATGGTATTTACCATGCCTGACAAAGAGTCAACTCCAACTAAATATATGTCTGATGCAGATGCGGACTTCCTGAAAAGAAAGAACGTATACTGCGATGACCTACAACAATGGATGGGGGCACTAGATGAGACCTCGGTGTTTAAAAGTCTAACTAGTGTTTTGAAATCGAAAGCTATTTCTCCTATGGAACAATCAATGCAAAACATTGATGGTGCTATGAGAGAGTGGTTTGCGTACGGTCGCGAACATTACGAGATGCGGCGTGAGCAGATGAAGCAGGTGGCTAAACAACACGGTATTACTGGTGGTTGTGCAATGCTTGACTGTTCTTACGAAGAATGTCTCGAAAAATATCGCGAGCGTTATGGTTTGGGTAATCCTTAATGCATCCCTCTGCCCGTAGTAACGATGGGCACTAAATTAAACAGTTATGTGTGTATATGGATACCAACATTTTGTATTTTTGTGTGTTATATATTATTGTGTTAGGCTTTGCACATATTGCACTCTGCTCGTGGAGTACCCCTATTTAGGGGAGGATTTCGCAAATCCGAATAAATACACGCCTCACTAGCTTTAGTCAGAGCTTGATGAGTGTAAATAAACAGACTAGTAATAAAATGAATGTTAAAATAAATTCCGAGTCCAGTGAGACTCAACAACAAGTGGTTAGTTTTTCTGACCAAAACGAACAATGGATGTATTCCATTGACACAGCCTTGGATAGTGCGCATCATGCAGCGGATACTGATGATGCTTCTCTGAGTAATTTTTTCTCAAGACCAATTAAAATTGCTTCTATCAATTGGACTGTTGGAGCGACATTTGGCACTACAATAAATCCTTGGCAATTATATTTTGAAAATTTACGTGTTATTAATCGTATAACAAATTACAATGTTTTGCGTAGTAAATTGTGTGTTCGTGTTATGATTAATGGTAATGGGTTTCACTATGGGAGAGCGTTGGTATCTTATCGACCATTACATAATGATGATCAAATGATAGCTTGGCGCTATGGTTTGGTTCCTCAAGATGCAATTGCTGCTAGTCAGCGAATGCATGTATGGTTAGACCCGACAAAATCTCAAGGTGGAACTTTGTGTTTGCCGTATGTTTATTACAAAAATGGGATGAATATCCCAGAACAAGATTGGCGTGATATGGGAGAATTAGATATTGCATCTCTAACTACCTTGGAGCATGCCAATGGAGGAACAGATAGTGTAGTGATTTCTGTTTTTGCATGGGCGGAAGATGTTTCCTTGTCAATGCCTACGGTCGCAGAGCCTGGAGCTCTGGCGCCTCAAGCAGGTGAGTATGAGGAGGCTGCAAGTGGACCTATTTCAGGACCCGCTTCTGCCATTGCGAAAGTTGCAGGACAGCTATCCGCAGTGCCTATGATTTCACGGATGGCTACTGCGACTCAGATGGCAGCTTCTGGCGTTGCATCTATAGCAAAATTATTTGGTATGTCTCGTCCTGTTGATGCAGGACCTATAAATTCCTATAAGCCCACTTATGTAGGAAATATGGCAAATACCAATGTTGTGGATACGTCAACCAAGCTTACATTCGACGTGAAGCAGGAATTAACCATTGATCCTGTTGCTACTGGATTGGGTCCAGCGGACGAAATGGCCATTTCCAGTATTGCATCCAGAGAATCTTATTTGACTTCCTTTCAATGGCCGAGTACTGGTCCGTCTTCAGTGCCCGAATCTCTATTGTGGAATTGTTATGTCACTCCAACATTATTTGACACAGCATCACCGTCAGGATTCACTGAATACCACTATACTCCAGTTGCTTGGGTAGCTAAGCCCTTTGAAAATTGGCGCGGCACTTTGAAATATCGATTTCAGATTGTTGCTTCCGCTTTTCACAAAGGGCGCCTCAAAATTGTATATGATCCATACTTGAACACCTCATCTGAGTATAATGTTCAGTATACCCACATAATCGATTTAGCTAAAGAGAGAGATTTTACAGTCGAGATTGGTTGGGGACAGGAGTATTCCTACCTCGATCATGCTGGTAATGGAGCTTTGGGTCCACCGTTTTCTACTTCTCTTTTAGGAGCAGCACGACATGGCGATGCTAACGGTGTAATAGCTGTATATGTTGTAAATGATTTAACTACACCAAGTGTATCACTCGATCCTGTTACTGTTTTGGTTTCTGTTTCTGCAGGTGACGATTTTGAGATCGTCAATCCGAATGGAAATAGTATAAATAATGTAAATTTTTTCCAACCTCAATTTGGGGAATTTGAGGTACAAGCAGGTGATCTTTCTTCAGCGGATGAAGATAAGACTACAGAAGAATCCAAGCCAGTGGATACACCAGTGGAGCATGCACATGCGAATGATGTAAATATGAAGGATGATGCACAACTTGTATATTTTGCAGATCCCGTGACATCGCTTCGACAAATTTTGAAGAGGTATTCTTTGTCCAGAGTATATGCCACTAATGCGGTGTATGGTTCACTTGGTTCTCGCATTACGACGACCACATCCAATTTTCCTTTGTATATAGGATATGATCCAAATGGAGTAGATAACGCAGCCACACCTGTTGATCCAACCCCTTATACTTTTGGGTGGACTGTACCCGTACAATGGTTTACAGTTCCTTTTTTGTGTCGACGAGGAGGCATGCGCATTAAATATGTACATACAAGCTCTAATGTTGGTTCTCAAGCCATGTTTGTAACACGAGTTGCTAAAAATGGTTTCACAGGATATGGCACTGGTGTGATTAGTACTATTGATACAACTAGCACATCATCAGTTGTTGCACAAGCATTGTCTAATTCACCATTAAATGGTTGGAACGGGACTCATACTACGCATGTGTCGCATAATCCAGTGTTGGAGATCGAACTTCCCTATCAGTCTAATCGACGATTTATACCTGCTCGGAAGAAAAATTTAGTTCAGGTGAGTGATCCAGACTGTCATTTGCATACCTTGCGCTACCCTTTAGGTGATGTCGAAGGTGCGACGCAGGTTTTGTCATTTAATGCCGTTGGAGAAGATTTTTCTCTCTCCTTTTTTCAAGCATGTCCAGTATTTTGGGAGGTGAATCGACCCAATGCAAGTACGTCTGATTAGACCCCCCCGTTTTTTCAGAAGATTAAACGAACCGGCTGAGACGGTATATATTTAAGTAAAAAGACGCATCTCAGGCGCCGAAAACATTGGGCCGTGTTTTCGAAGATAGCTAGTTCTGCTAGGTGTCCGGTTAACGTTTCCGAAAAAACGTAATCCTAGTGGTGACCGCTAGGTAGGTGATCCAGACCGAAAGATTTGGTGGATCAATCTTGGAATTTTCCGTTACCCCGTCGTTTGGGGGCGGTACATATTTATAACTTTGACCTAAGTTTTTTAGAGATGTATCGTCCCTTTCGGGGGCGTTATATTTCAGAGTTTTCTCAGGTCACAAGTTTATGAAGTGTATAATTCCTTAATGTAGG